CGCGCTGACGCCGCGTCGGCTATGCGCGTCTCTGGCGCTTTACCGTCTTCGTTGAGGGTTTCAAGCGGCAGTTGGGCTAGGTTTCCGTACATGGTCGTTTTTTCCAGCAGTGGGCCGGAAGGTTTTTGTTCTCTGTAGCGTCCGTAAATTTATGGAGTGTTTCAATGGGAAACCACACCATGCTTCTGATAAAGCAACCGCAAAATTCGCAGCTTTGCAGGTTTTCGTCTAGCGGTGTGCTGCCGTGCTGGGAAAAGGTTTTGACCGCTTCTTTTAGCACCCGAGCGTTACACCCCGTGCATCCAAGCGGCTTGCGATTGTAGGTGCAGGTTGAGCAGATTGACGCCCTGCGCGTGGCTTCTGCCTGATCAACCTTGCCGCCGCCCACGGTCAGACCATGGAGCAGGCTCATGCTAAAGCGGATTACATCGCCAATTTGTAGGGATTTACGGCCTTCTGGCTTACGGATTTCAACTTCGTTGTACATGCAGTCGGCTCCGTTACGACACGAATACTCGGTGATTAATGTGTCGAGATTTTCGGGAATTTTAATCGCATTGGCGGTGTAATGGTTACGAACGAACTCATGGAGCTGCGGCCATGATCCACCCATGATTTCAATGCCGGTTTCGGGGACGCGGTAATGCCACCCGCCAGGGATGACCATGTGTTCGTTCAGCACTTTGTATCCGGTGACGTTACTGCTCATAAGTCGTCGTAATAAATTGAATCAGCATCTCGAACGAGCTTTTCCCAAACTTTATCCATTCTGCTTGCTCGCGGTTCGAAGGAGGCGGTTTTGCGGACTAGATCAAGCAAGACTACAGCAGCGTCGGCCAAGTCAGGTGATTTTCCGGTTCGTTGCTTCATCACGGTCTTGGATTCGACCGATATCTTCCGCTTGGAATCGTCGAACATGCGTGAGCAGAACTCCTGCAATGTCTCGATGTCCATGCCGCCGACACGCTCCTCGACGACCCATTTCCGCATCGAGAACCAGAGTTCAGTCACCTTGCGGTCGTATGCTTCATTGCATGGCCTACTGTCCTCGTCGCTGACCGGGATGGTTGACGGAGAACCGCCAAACTCAACGCGATGAACAACACCCCATTCGCGGGTCAGAATGTCGGCCAAACCACCACCTTCACCGCTTGAATCCAGAGCGAATTTGTCCGGTGCAACACCGCGCTTGGCGCATTCCTCTTTAACTCGATTGGCTATTTGGTAATGCACTGGCTCAGTCAGCGCGGCATTCGGTGAGATTTGAACCACATCGCCGAAGAGTACGCTCGCCTTGTCGTTTGCGGTGCCAATCTTAGCAAAACGAAGAACGCATCTATCGCCACCAAAACCCGGATCAAGTCCGGCGACGACTTGGACATTGGTCGTAAACACCAAGTTCCTTGTAGGTGTGTGCGTCTCAATCAGCGATTCTGACAACACCGTCTTGACCATGCCGTCAGGACTCCAGAATCCGCGTGTGTACTTCCAGAATGTAGGGCTTTGCTCACCCTCATGCCTCATTGCCGACAAGACCTGATCGTGCGTGATGAGATATGGGTACTTTGTTCGCCCTTCACTGATGTTCGGCGACTTCATGCCATCGAACCGCCGACACATGCCGCGCTCGGTCAGCCAATGCTGATCTTCAATCGTGACGCTGCGCCAACCCTTTGCTGGTGTGCAGAATCGACCGTGTGGGTCGTACTTCGAGGCCGGGTTTCCGATGACCAACATTTTAAACTCGCGGCAACCCTTCGAAAGATTGGTGCAAGCCTCGAAAGCTGCTTCGGGCGTGTCCGTCGCTTCGTCGATGATGACCATCACCCGCTCGGCGTGAATACCTTGGATGTTGGCCACTGCCTTTGAGGTGTTACCTTCGGCGACGGCGATAGCGGAAATGGAGTGCCGGTCGTCACCTTTGACAGCTTGTAAGGCCATCTTGGAATCGACCATGTTGCCTGGAAATCCTCGCGACTTACGAACCAGATCCTGAAGATTGGCCCACATACGCTTGCGGATCATCTTCGCGGTCGTCGATGTTAGGACAACGGTTGTCTTGGAAGGGTTGGCCAACCACCAGACTGTCGCGAAAAGTGTTGCTCCAAAGGTCTTACCAGACGCGCCGCATCCCGCCCACCCAACGTAATCGTGTTCGCAGAGACTTTCGACTTGAGCTTCAAGCCACGGATTCCAGCTCATCTTCGGCCAGAGCATTTTGGTGGCGTTAACAAAATGGTCGAAAGTGCCTAGCCCACCCTCATTGGGTTGGAGCCGGTTTCGGAATGCGTAAAGTTCCAGTTCTAGGTCTGGAATCTTGACGGGTGAACGAATCCCGTACTTATGCTGAATCAGTGGATGCTCGGACGCTTGCTCTGCCATAGTTTGGCCTTGCATTAGTTGTCGTTGGACTTGAGGTTCTGCGAAAGGAAAATTATGCCGTCGCAACTTGTTTCTTCATCCGGCTGTTGCCAGCCTTGCGACTCCGAGCCGGTAGTCGTGAATATCCCCGGCCCTCAAGGTCCGGCTGGAACCAACGGCACCAACGGAACGGATGGTATTGATTCGTTCACTTACACGACTGCGCCGTTCTTTGTACCCGCTCTTGGTTCGAGCGTCCTTGTTTTTGTCGATAACACCGATTTCCTGCCAGAATCGGTTGCTGGCCAGTTCTTTGTCTCGATTCAAGGTCTTGGCTACATGCAGGTTACGTCGGTTGATGGCTTGCAACTGACACTTCAGAACCCTGCTTCTGGAGTTCTTGGAATTGCCAACGCTGTTCCCACTACGCTGATTCCGACTGGCTCACTTATCACCCTAGCCGGTGCGATTGGTGCGACTGGCGCTCCCGGTGTATCCGGCGGCGCTCCGGTTGGCGCGTCCTACATTTGCCGCACTGCGGATGCCACGCTGACGAACGAGACTGCTCTTGATTCGCTATCTGCTGGCTATCTCAAGACTCAAGGATCTGGCGGCTTTGGCGCAGTTTCCACGGTTGCCACGATTCCGATTGCCGATGTCACCGGCACGGTTCCGATTGCTCAAGGTGGCACAAACCTGACGACCGCCCCCGCGAACAAGATTCTGGTCGGCGACGGAGCGACTTATCTCCAGAAGGAGATTGTTGGAACGGCTCCGATTGTCGTTACGAACAGCGCCGGAAACATCACACTGTCGGCTCCGTCGATTGTCCCGTTCAGCTACGTCACGTTTACACGGAGGTTGACCGGAACTAACCTGATTGCGACTGGAACAACCAAAAATCCGTTTAGTCTTACAGACTTTCCTTCTGGATCTTGGGCAAACTTAGATCCGTCTTCTGGCTTTGTTGCCGCGACTGGTCGATTTGTGGTTCCTAATACTGGGTATTACAAAATCGAAGGCGTGTTCAATCTGCTGGCAAATACAAATACTGCTCAGGTCTTTGTTTTCTTAAGGAAGCTAGGTTCAAACATTTTTCAAACGCTTTCGTTTAATGTCAGCGCAAGCACCACCCAATCGTTATCGCCTGTCTCGTTTTCTTACATCGACCAAGCTGCAACTGTTGGCGATTACTACGACATCTTGATTCAGACTACAGGACACGATTTGAATGTCCAAACCGGCTCCTCATTCTCGGTCCAGCGTATTCAGGCTTAAACCATGAGCGAACGCGCACCACGGAGGTACACGGACGGATCTGTCACCTTTGAGGGTGGCATTGACGCTGGTGTGATGCCGTCTGAGGTGGACAAGAATCAGGTTGCGTTCGCGGTCAATGCCAACTTCCGACAGGGGTTTGTCTCATGCCGACCCGGCTTCGTTCAAAAAGATTACGACCTGTGCGTCACCATCACGGCTGACAACGATCAGATTACCGCTGACCAGACGAACGTTACCGCTGATGGCTGGTCAGAAGATTGCTACGGACCTCAGTCGCTAACCGGCACGTTCCAGTGTGCGCTGCCCTACATTGCCGACGATGGACGCACGTTCATACTGATGCTGATCAGTGGTAAAGTGTGGCTTTACAACTGCCTTCAGAACAATGCTCAGAGCCTCACAACTTCTGCTGACCTAGAGAATCCCTCCAACCTGCTAGATGGCTGGATGGTTCAGGCTGAGAACTTTGTTGTCATTCAGGATGGATTTAGCAGGCCACTGATCTTCAACGGGACAAGTCTACGTCGAGCGAGCGACGATGAGATTAAGACCGGCAAGGTTATGGCCTACGTCAATGGCCGTATCTGGTACGCTCTTCCAGATGGGTTTTCATTCCGCGCTACCGACATCGTTTATGGGGATGGAACGCGAGCGAGTGTTCTCAAGGAAACCGAGAACACCTTCCTCAATGAAGGTGGAGACTTTGCGGTTCCGTCGGATTCAGGCGGCATCACAGCGATGGCTGTCCCAGGCGATCCTGACACCTCGCTCGGCCAAGGTCCGCTTCTAGTCTTCACACCTCGATACGTCTTCTCGGTTCAAGCGCCTGTTGATCGTGATGTTTGGAAGAACCTGAACTATCCGATTCAAGCCATCAGCTTGCTTACGAGCGGTGCGCTTGGTTCTCGGTCGGCCATCACTATCAATGGCGATGTCTTCTACCGCGCTGTCGATGGCGTCCGCTCGTTCATCATCGCTCGACGCTCGTTCACCGACTGGGGCAACACCCCGATCAGCAGCGAGATGCTGAATGTCATTGAGAACGATCAGACGAATCTCCTGTGGGCCAGTTCTGCGGTTGTGTTCGACAATCGCCTCCTGATGACCTGTCAGCCTCGGTACAATGCCGAGGGTGTCATTCACAAGGCGTTGGCTGTATTGGACTTCGACCTGATTACGTCGATGCGGAAAAAGTTTCCGCCTGCGTGGTCGGGAATCTGGACCGGACTTGATGTGCTTCAGATCGTCAAGACTGAGAACGCTTACGGCGATCAGTGCTTCTGCATCGCTCGCGGATCGGATGACTCGATTCAAATCTGGGAAGTCACCAAGGCGGACAAATTCGATAACAATATCCCGGATGGTAAGAAGGAGATTGAGTGGCAGGTGCAGACTCGCGCCTACAACTTCGAAGTTCCGTTTGGATTGAAGCGACTAGATTCAGGCGACTTGTTCATCGACTCGCTTGAGGGTGATGTCTCCTTCAATGTCACCTATCGGCCTGATCAGTATCCTGGTTGGATTGAGTGGACTGACTTTTCTGAGTGCGCGACGACGACGCAGTGTTTCGATCTTTGCCCGATTCAAAACTTCAAGCCGCAGTATCGTCCGAAGATGCGTTTCCCGACGCCTTCAGATGCTCCGTGCAACGAGACGATCAGCACTCCGGCTCGGAATCTTTACGAGGTTCAGGTTGCGATGAACATCATTGGATACTGCCGCATTAAGAGTCTTCGAGTTCACGCTTACGATATTCAGGAGCCGAGTGTTGGTGATTGCCGGACGGTGTTCCCTGCATGCACGCCGATCAGTGCGTGCGACATCAACCCGCTGACTTACACGTCGGAATCTGTCAACCCATAGAAACAGAATGCCAAACCTTACGCTTATCACGCTGACGCCCCCGAGTTTGCCGGTCGGGTATTGTCCGACCAACTACCAACAGTTGGCCAACGATGTCATCAGCGGCACTCAGGCGACGTTCAACAGTTCGATTGGAAACTCGTTCTTCAACTTCGGTGCATCTGTTCCGGCGCTGAACAATCAGGTTTACCCGTGGCTGGATAACAACGGCAACTGGTGGGTTTTTCAGGGAGGTTATTGGGCGAGGCAAAACCCTGTTGCCGCCGGTGGAAGCGAGCGTCGCATCTTCGTGGGAACAAGTGCTGATATCCTTTCATACGACGGCGGTGACGGAACCGTTTATTCCGGCAATCCTTACGCCGGTTCGATGTGGGAAATTGACACAGCTTTCGAAGCTCGATTCCCGGTTGGAGTTGGCACGTTCGCGGCGAGTGGAGTTGTTAGCGTCAATGGAACAACCACATCGACCGCTGTTGCCGGTGAGGACAAGCACACGCTTGTCACCTCCGAGATGCCGTCGCATACGCATCAGATTCTCGACCAGTACATCAACCTCGCCCAGCGCGGATCGGCTGACACGAGTTTGTTCAGCGCAACGAACCGTACAGAAGGTGTCGCCAACTTGTTGCCGACCACTTCGTCCGGCGGCGATGCAGCCCACAACAATCTTCCGCCGTTCTACGGTGTTTACTTCATCAAGCGAACTGGCCGAGTCTACTACACCAAATGAAGCTGATCGTCCAAGATATCAGGTCAACGATTGCTCGGGCTATCGGCGTTTGCGTCGATGACGCTCGCGTTTACGAGTACATCAATCAGGCGTGCCGACGACTGCTTCACAAGGGTTTGTGGGCTGGCGCGTACGGACGCTTCACGATTCACACGGTCGGAGGCTGCATCACTTGGCCGCGTCAGATCGAGACGATTGAAGCCATCGCAGATTGCTGCGGAGTTGGAACGGTTCGCAATCAGTGGTTTGAGTTTCAGGAAACCGGATACGGACTTCTCAATGGAAACCAAGTGTGCGTTGGTAAGCAGCTTGTTGACCGTGGCACTGTGGTTTCTTACCGCGACATGTCTGGCGGTACTAACAGTTATCTTCGAGTCTACCGTGGCGACGATTCAGACATCGGCAAAAAAATTACGCTCCAAGGAATTGATGCGAACGGAAACTGGATTCGGACACAGGATGGTAGCGGAAAATGGATTGATGGAGAAGAGTTGATTATCGCTGCTCCGTACACTCAATCGACCAAGAAGTTCACCACTCTGACCGGCGTCATCCGCGAAGCCACGAACACGGCAAGTCGTTTGTACGAGTACGATGCGACGACGCTGCTAGAGTTGGATCTGGCAGTTTACGACCCTGATGAAACTCTGCCGCAGTATCGTCGCAGTTACCTCGCTGATCGTTGCAACAACGAGGAGGACAAGCCGGTAACAGTGATGGCGAAGATGCGCCACATCAACGCGACGAGCGTGAATGACTACCTTATTCCTCCTTGTCCAGACGCCATCAAGCTGATGGTCATGGCGATTCGCAAGGAGGAGAACGATTTGATTCAGGAAGCAGTGGCCTACGAAGCCAAAGCTGTTCAAGCTGTGCAGGAGCAGACGATGCAGTATTTGGGCGACGCTGTGGCAACCATCCGAATGGTCGGAGTCGGATTGAACGGCGGTGGATTTTCTCAATGGTTCTGAACCTAAACATTGATTTCGCGTTGGCTGAGGCGACTCCAAAAAAACTGGAGTTGCTTCAGGCTGTCTTTGACGCGCATGACATGGCGGCTCGGAACAATCAGAACTCTAGTTCCGGCGCTGCGGTAAACGCTTTTTTTGGAAGCGCGCAGCTTACGAATGGAATTGCTTCGGCAATCCTAACCTTGGGCGATGCTCACGGCCCGATTGGACCTGCTCGATTTGTCTACGAGCGATTTGATGAGCGAGCGTTGAAGTCGGCCATCGAAGCTGGAATGAAGATTCCCGGTTTCGGAAACTCGTTCTTCAAGGATCAAATTGATCCGGCATGGAGCCGTGTTAGTGAGCTGATCAAGTCCGACTTTCCAAACGCCAACGCTCGCGTCGAGCAACTTCATGGATGGATGAAAGAAGCTGGCAAAAACGTCCATCCGAATGCCGCGCTCTACACTGCGGTCGTTTGCAGTGAGCTTGGCGTAATTCCCGGTGCTGAGTCGGCCATCTTCATCCTCGCGCGTACTGCCGCGTGGACTTCTTTGTGCATAAAAAATGAAAGGTAAGCTCTTCCAGATTTGCGGTCTGCCTCGATTCGGATCGGCATTCATGTCGGTCCTTTTCTCGTTGGAAGCGGACTGCCTTGGCCTACATGAGCAGGGTGCGACTGATCCGAATTGGAAGCAGTCGATTGAAGAATATCGGACTCGTTACAAGTACGTCGCCGACTGTTCGACTTACGGATATCTGCCCAAGGCTGTCGTTGAGGACTCGATCAAGGTGTACGTTAAAAAGAATCCTGAGTCGTCAGCCAAAGAATGCGCCGAGCGATTCGGCTACGAAGTTCACCTTCCTTCGGTTCAGGCGCTTCGTGAGTACGCGGATGCGTGGGCGTCACTCCACGGTGTGATGACAATCGAGGAGAACGAGCTTTTTAAAGTGGATACTTTGCGGCGGGTGTGGGTTCATTGCTTCCAGAACGAGCGAGCTTTTCCAGAAGAGAAGGCTTCACGTTTGGTAACCATGAACATCCAACGTCACGAACCTGAAAAGGTGTTCTCGATTGAGAACGGCAACCGTCTTGTGAAGGAGGTATTTTAATTTATGGGAGTTATTCTAGGTGGTGCGGCAATCATGGGTGGAGCGAGTTTGCTTGGTGGTCTTCTCAGCAAGGGGAGTAAGCCAAAGGTTCCAGCATTCAAGCCGATTGATTTTCAGGCTGAACAAAAGCAGGCGATTCAGCAGAATATCGAGGCGCTTCAACCTGCCACAGAATTAGCTCAGAAGACGACCGCTGCCGAGCAATCTCAGCTTGAGCAGCAGCTTCGTCGTGCAATTCCTGGTTATGACCAGTTGATTTCGCAGGCTAGCAGCAACATTGGGTCTGCGCTTCGTGGAGAGCTTTCTCCTGAGGCTACTCGCAATCTTCAACGATTCTCAGCCGGTCAGGCATTGACTCGCGGATACGGTGGCGGATCTGGAATGGGATTGTTTGGTGCTGTTCAAAATTACGCCAGAGCCTCAGAAGCGAGACAACAGCTTGGTCTTGCCCAAGCTCAGAACTTCATCCAGCAGCAGCGTACGTTTGGAATGGCTCAGCCGTTCTCTATCAGCAGCATGTTTATAACTCCTGCTCAGCGTGTGAATGCTTTGCAGAACCAGCAATCAGCGCAGTACAATCGCGATATGGCTGCCGCTCAGGTGGCTGCAATGCCAGATCCTACAATGGCGGCATTTGGAAGCGCGATTTCCTCTGCTGGTGGATTCGCTGGTGGGGCTTTCACTCAGCGTGGGTTGATGCAGCAGATGCCAAGTTTGTACGCCACAACCCCCGGTGGTTCACCAAGCGTAAACAGCACCACAATCGACTACAGCACAGGTGAAACGGGATATCCAAATCCCATGTCACCCGCCACAACTTACACTCTTCCGCCTTCATCGTTCTACCCTGGAATTCGCTGATTTATGGCCGACGAAACTCTTAAAGCATTTGAACTAGGCGCATCGCTGTTCGACCGCGCGCAGACGCAGGCGCGGATGATGGAGCAGATGCAGATGAACGCTGCCCAGCAGGTCATGCAGCAACGGCAGTACGATCTTCAGAACAAGATTCAGTCGAATGCTTATGCTCAGGCGTTGGCGGAGCAGGAGGCTCAAGCTGCGGAGTATGACACGTTCCAAAAGTTCAATGAAGAAGTTGGAACCTATTTTAATGACCCTGAGTTGAAGGCTCCAATGCCTGCACTGCCGCGTTTCAGGTCAAAGGTTTTCAATCAGGAGGCAACTAGAGCCTATCAGAGTCTTCAGCAGTATTCTCCGCGAGCGAAAATCATCAAGGCTCGTGAACAGTTCGAAAAAACTAGGTCTGACATCATAACAGAGATGCAGAATCAGGGCATCGATGTTTTTAATCCTCAGACCGGAGAGATTAACGAGGAGGTTTATCAGAAAAACGCCCCCGCAATCAGGCAGCGGATGAGTGAGGCAAAAATTATCAAAGACCTTGGCACGGAAATTTCCGAAGAGGTTTATCAGTTGGACAAAAATATTCCAATTGAACAACGAATTAAGACTGCTCGCACCAATGTTGAGGCTCGTCGATTAGGTCGCCCATCTCAAACCGAAGGCATGCGCCAAGACATTGCTGTTGGCGCACTTGAAAACTGGAAAGAATTGTTTGGAACTCCAGACAAATTTACTGAAAATGATGTAAAGAATAGAATAATGTCAAACAAATGGGATCTTCCTACTGGAGATGTAGCAAAAGAAATTAGCGGGGATTATTCAACAGCGCAGCAATCGTCTGCATTAATTAATGAATTAAACAGATTTGATAAAATGTACGGAAAAGGAAAAATTCAAAACTACGTTGGCATAATTGACGGAAGGCTTGGGGAGCTGAAAAAAAGATTAAATTCAGCAGCAACAAATGAGGAACGTGAAGCGTATTCAATCCTCCAAAGGTTCAATACGGTATTTAACAGCGAAGCGTTTGCAACGTCTGGTAAAGCCGTTACACAGCCTGAAACAGTTCGATTGAAATCAGCAATCGGTGACATCAGGAGCAAAAACTTTGTTAACGATGCGAATAACTTTGCTAAATTTGCTGCGGAAAATTTGTACAACATTATAGATCAGTATAAAACTGATTACAAAATTAGCAGAGAACGGGTTAAGTTGGCCAACGAACTTGTTGAGAAATACAATCTGCCGCTAACTCCGTTTGGTCGGCAGCGTCAATCTACTCCCGCTGGATCGACCGGAACCGCTCCGTCACTTCCTGCTGGTGTAACTCCGTTTACAGGTTCGACTAACGTTTCTTCTGGATTCATTTACACCCCGTAATTATGGGAAAAATCACATCTCCGTCTGGTCGGGAATACAACTGGTCGAATCCGAATCCGCCTACAGAAGCGGATTTCAAGGCCATTTCTGAGTTCGAGGCAGCACAAGGAATCTCAGCTCAACCTAATCCACCTCAAGGTCCGGCAACCATCGCCGAGATGCGTCGGCGAGAAGAGCAGGGGATGGTTTCGGCGCTTCCCGAAGCTCAGGCTGCGGTTGCAGTTGGTTCGACTGCTCAGTTGAATCGAGCCGTACAGGATGCTGGAAACGTTGGAAAAATGGAGCGTTTTGTCGGAACGATGGGCCAAATGGCAGAGCCGACTGGAATGCTTGCCCCTTTTGAAGGTGGAAGACTTCAGCCGTCTGGACAATTCACTCCGCTTGGAGCTGCCGAAGCTCAAGGTTATCGCCGTGGATTTGCAGCCGGACTTCCCGCTTCAACGTCATTGATTGCTGCACCGTTTATTGCCGGAATGGGGACTGTTGCTGGATTGGCAACCGAGTCTGGAGTCGCACTAGGATCTGCGGCACTTGGTCAGACAGTTTCTCCAGAACCGTACCGAGCAGGAGAAATGTTTGCTCAGGCAATTCCCGGTGTTCCAGTGGCTCAACAGGCCAGAAAATTCACACAGTTTACAAAAGAAGCTGGAAGCGGTGTTTTGACTTCTGGCCTTCAGGCTGGCCTTGAAACTCTCGACCAAGACTCCGCTGATTTGTCCAACGTCCTTTTTAGGACCGGACTTGGAGGATTTTTAAGTCCGGGCCTAAGTGGGCTTGCAAGGGGTGGAGGTGCTTTGGCAAGAAGCGGATTTGATGTGAGAGATTGGAGAAGCGGATTTAATTTTAATCCGAGAGCTTTGGCCGCTGAATTGCAACTCCCGTTTACGCAGCAATTTATCAAGGATCGAGCAGAAGACATCAGAAAGAAAATGGTCGAACAAGGTTCGGTTGGAATGTTTGACCGATTTTCAGGCGATCTTGCTCGTGCGCTTTATTCTCCAAATTCAGGACTGAATCCTCAGCAGTTTCAGGAACAGATCAGAAATGTTGTCAGCCAGTCGATGAACACTGCCGGTTCTTCCGGTTTGACTGGGCAAGATCTTTCTGAGGCAATCAAAACTGAACTCCAGAAATCGATAGCTATTCCAGACGAGCAGGCCAATAGGGTGGCCAACGATGCAATCGACGCTTTTGTTGGAGAATCTGAGGCTCTTCGAAATCGAATCACGAACTTGCGAGACGTTCGAAATGCTTCGCGTGATGCACGTTTGACGGATGTCATTCGAGCATTAGAGGGTCGTGCAAGTGTCGAGTCCCAAGGACTTCGAGATGAAATCGATCAGCTTCAAAAACAACGCGAGTCGTTGCCGGTAGAGTCTGTCGAGAGACAGCGAATCGACGATCAAGTCGCTGATCTAAACCAGCAGATTGCCAGCATTGAGGCAGGCCGAGCTGCTGGATATGGCCCTACTGGTGGAATCACCAAAGAATCGCTGGGCCTTAAAACACAGCAGATTGCTCAAGAGGAGCTTGATAAGTTCAAGAAAGATCGGGAAGAGGGATACGCAAAGATCAATCCAGATCTTGAAAACACAAAATTAACAGTCACCGAAAAATCTCCAACCGGAGAAGAAGTGACAAAAGAGTACACGGTAAATCAACTGCGTCAGAAACGCACAAATATTCTTCGAAAAATCAATTTTGGAAATCCTGTTAAAAAAGCTGATTATTCAGTTTTTGAAGATCTTGATCAAATTAACTCACATCTTGATGAGGCTTTAGCGTCCAATCCTGGCCTTAAAGCAGCTTTGCAAAAGGAAAACGCTGCGTATCGAGAAGGTATTTCAAGATTCAAAGGATTTTTTGCTGACAAAATTTTACGAGAGGCTGGCGAGCAAGGTGGAATGCCTGGAATCGTTGGAACCATTGCTGGCGCAACTGGACCTCAAAATCTGAGGCTTCTAAAAAACCTCCTTGGAACTCGATACGACGAGATAAAGCCGGATTTGAGGCAGTTTGTTTTCATTCAGTCACGCGGTGAAAATCCAAATGATTTTCTGAAGGCGATTACCGCTGGAAACAGTGGAAAGGCGACTGGTCTTCAGAAAGAGGTTATTGACGAATTGTTTCCAGACATTTCCGAAATAACTGATGTCGCCTCAAAGTACAGTTCATTGGTCAACAGAAAGGCGTCTCTGGAAAAACAGTCGAACGACCTGAAAGGTCAAATTGACGCTTTGAGAAACGATGTTGATAACAACATTTCTGGCGCTCAGGCAAAACTGGATGCGGCAATCAGGCAGGAAGATCAAATTGCCAAAACAAAAGCCAATCTTAAGGCTGAGAACATAACGTCAAGAGAGCAACGAATCATCGATTCTCTCGCGGCTATTGAAGCCAAAGTTCGAGATGCTCGCGCTAAAAACGTCGATGTTCTCGATACGATCAAGTTGGACGATGTTATCAGGAACATTGAGACGCAGAGCGGAAAGCCTTTGTACAAAGCTCTTGAAGAGGCGGTTGTAACCGCAAGCAATGCTCGCGGAAGGTTCAATGCGGCAGTCAAAAAAGCGTTGGAACCTGGAGGTCAGCTTGAAAGTTTTGAACCTTCTAATCTGATTGATTTCTTGGTTGCCAAAGAAGGCGAATCTCTCAGTTACCGCAGCAAGCAGTTCCTAAAGGCTGTTGGCCAATCAAGGCCGGACTTGATCGGAGATGCCCAGAACATCTTGGTTGGCAGAATCATCGCCGAATCAGTTGATGGAAACAAAATCAACACGGCAAAGATCAAAGATCTTGTTGGAACAAGCGAGGCTCCAGGCAAGTATTTTGGAATAACCAAGGGGCTGTTCGGTGACGATGGAGTCTCTCGCATCACAAAAATCGCAAATCAGTTGGAGCAGGTTTCTGACCTTGGAAAACCAAGCGTTTTCAGAGAACTGGTTTTGCCAGCTTTGGCTGGATTTGCTGGTTATCAGGTTTATGGCGAGACTGGCATGCAAGCCGGTCTTGGTGGATACGCTGCATACAGATTGTTTGGAAAAGGAATCAACAACGCAACCGCTGCCGCTGTTGGTCGTGTCGTAAAGACGCCAGAATACCTTAACATTGTTTCAAAGCCGATTGATCAGGCGACTCAAGCTCAGATGAATCGGTTTGAGCGTCTTTGGCCAAGGGTGATAAAGATGGAACAGGATCGTTACAGGATGATTGAAGATGATCTTGAGAAATGAAAACCTCCCTCTCCAAAAAAGGTAACACCTATCAGGGCAAGAAGGTGACGCTCAACAAGCCGTTCTACACTCCTGGCGAGCGAAAGAAGAGCGCGGTGTACGCTAAGAATCCGGCTGGCAAGGTTGTCATCGTTCGGTTCGGCGATCCGAACATGAAGATCAAGAAGAACATTCCGGCCAACCGGAAAAGCTTTCGCGCTCGCATGAAGTGCGATACAGCAACCGACAAAACAACTCCTCGGTATTGGAGCTGCAAATCCTGGTAAATTTATGGACAAGATGAAACTTGGCGGCGGTGGACGTTACGAGAAGCTGATCGGCAGTCTTGAGAAGAAGGGTGTGAGAGAGCCGAAGGCACTTGCCGCCGCAATCGGCATGAAAAAATACGGCAAGAAGCGGTTTTTGTCTCTTGCTGCGAAAGGCCGTCGTCGCGCCATGCGCGAGAAGGCTAACGCTTAGGATATCGTCCTTTGGAGTAGGGTTTCTTAGCCGACTCCTTATCGACGACAAACTTCTCAGGCTCCGCGTAGTTCCATGAGATGTCGCCGTTCGACCCACGCTGGATCATAATCGATCCGGTGACTTTTCCGTCTTTGTCCGTCATGCCGGAACGGTCAGCCCGTTTCGCCATGCCAAGCATGAACTTGCGCGGGTTGTTGAATCCAACCTCCTTCATCACAATCACCTCTCTCGCCCAGTTCGTCAGATCCGACGATCCGAATCCTGAGTAGGCCAAATCTGCCACGCTCTCCGGTTTGTCGTCCTTGCCCTTCGGCTTAGGAAAGTGATGGACGAGTACTAGGACAACACCTGTCTCCATCATAATCGGCTGGAGCAGATGCCGCGTGAAGTTCGCGCAGACCTCGATATCCGCAGGATTGCCGCCCATGTAGGAGAGCAGTGGATCGATGTAAACCACGTCAGCCTTGGTCTTGCGAACGAGACGGCGGAGCATTGTGGCGAAGTCTGTTCCGGTTCGAACCGTTTCGCGGAAGAAGAGCATGTCAACACTCCGCAATCCTCGCTCCCAGTTCTCCTTTCCAAACGTCATCTGAGCAGCGCCTTTCAGTGCGTCATGCTGATCGGCGATGTCGTTTTCCGCCTGGATGTAAGCCACTTTTAACGCCCGGACGGGCTTTACGCCAAACCACGCTTCACCGGACGCCCACTTCATCCCCTGATACGCGGCCATCGAGCTTTTGCCGCAACCACTTTGGCCTACGAAGAGAAGCGATGATCCGCGACGCAACCACCTGTCACCGATCAAATTGTCAGGATCATTCTTCGGGTCGTACTCGATGATGCTATCGAGCGAGAACTCTTGAGGCATGTCCTGCGACTCCAGATAGTCCGTGAACGCATCCCAGTTCACGACGCCCACATTGATGGCCAGCAGCTTCTGCTCATTGCCATCGCGCATCACACCGGCAAGACGGCTGAACCTGCTTGCGTTCTTGTTCTTCGGATCGATGCCAAGAGCCTCTAGCTGGCGATAGACGACATCACGACGCTCGCTCCATTCCTCCTTATTTGCCGCATCGACTCGTACCCAGCCGTGCAAGCTCTTGCCACCGGAATCGATGACGACGGACATCGGCAGCTTCGACTCCTTGAGGATTGTCCATTGCTCGTCCTTGGTCTTCTCGTCCATCTCGACCAGCACATGGCGGAACGCTGCCACGCCGGAATCAGAACCACTCTCATCGAAGCATGGGTTGACACGGACGTATGCGCCACGGCTGTCAGGACCGTTCCACATGGCGCTGATGGGCGGCGTGAAATGGTTCTTAATCCATTCGTCGCGCTTGAGGAATGTACCCTTGGAGTTTGGTCGAGTCCGACCTTCGTCGTCGCTTACGATGTCATTGCAGATGCAGACAACTTCATCTGGTTCAAAGCAGGCTTTTAAGAAATCTATGGTTGAAAATCGAAAGTCCGATTGCGGAATTGCTTGGATCTTTCGCACCACGAACTTTCCGGTGGGTGATACCGGAGTTCCGCCCTGCCCCATGCCGGAATTCGATTCCAGAAGCCAGCCACGCGGCTTGTCGTGCGGAACCTTGGACGCCTGATCGAGCTTGTGCGCCAACTCGTTCGGCTTCCACGGTGGGAGGCATTTCGCGTTGTACTCGTGCAAGAGCGACTCCGCATCCCCCGCATTAAGCTCAAAACCGTGTATGAGCGCGGTTGCTACTGCGAAGGTTGCGTTATGACCTCCCTGACCTGCGACGGCTCCTGGCGTGTTTCTAAGCCACGCACGCGCACGGTCGATCTTTGATTGATTCATTCGATTCCAAGTTGTTTTCTCGCTAATTCCCCGCTTTGGCCAAGATCAGTCTTGGCTATCTCGCGAAGAACAGAATTTGATTTCTCTAGTTTCTGAAAAAGGAGAGCAAGCTCTTTGGGAGTCATCAGGTACTTGCTCCAATGCTGGATGGCGATGGAGCGTGACTGAAACTTCGCAAAGAGCTGCTCTTGTGCGGCGATGTATAGGTTAGGGCTTCGCATCGACCAGAACGAACTTGGCCTTGAATTCGGCTTTGGTTCGAACGTAGACCTTGCTCTTGCCTTCTCGCATGTAGGCCACGCCTGCCCACTTGGTTTCTCCGATCCGTATTTCTACGTCGTCGGAGAGGAGTTCAACCTCCACCGAGCTTTTTGCGGAGTTCCTGTATTTCATCGTCTGAAGCGTCGTCGAGATGTCCTGATCCGCTGCAATGCCAAGCGTCATCAGATTTTGGTTTGGGCTTAGTCATCCAGCCGCGAAGAATGGCATACTCGATCAGCCGAGGCGCTTCCTTCAACAGTTGTTCTCGCGTAATTTCAGATTTCATCAGGGTCAATTCGTTTGCCACGTCGTCCGTTTGGCCTTCGCATTCCAAGTTCGTTTCCAAGTTCATTGGAAAATCCACGGCGAACCAGCCATTCCTTGTACTTCTTGTCGATGTAGGCGAAGTCGATTCTTGGCGTAGATTCATCTGCGTCTGCCACTCGGATTGTCTGTTGTTTAATTGCGCTCATTATTTGTATGTCTCGGTTGT